CTACTTCATGGCGCCGTAAATCTTCCTTGCCGTCTGCATCATGAAGTAGCCAGTGCCCACGGCGTTCTTGGCTGCCGATATGCAGGGCTGCACGGCGTCGATCAACGGCTTGTTTCTGACGAACTCTCTGTGCATCATACCTCCGGGCCGGGCAAAGATGCTCATGCCGTTGCACAGCCGCTCTATAAGCCGTTCAATATCAAGAATGTCCTTCTCGAATGTTGGGAACATGGTCGGCAGGAACTCGGTATTCTCCGGCGCAGCGGGCAGCGCCTTGCCCGCAGCGTCAATCTTCCCCTGCACAAAGGCCAGCGCGTCGCCAATCCACTCCATAGGCAGATCATCAATCCTCGCAAGCTGAAAGTGCGCCTTAACCTGCGGCCACAGGGCTTGATGCGGAGTGCCGCTGACCTGCGCCCATGCGGCAACCAGTGAGCGCAAAGGCTTTCTGTCGTCGGCGGTGGATGGCGTGAGGGCTGTTGGCTTTGGCGGCGGCAAAGCGTTCCCTGCAATCTGTGCTTCCATCTTATTGAAGGCAAGGATGTAGGCTACCTTTATCTGCATGGCCTTCTTTCCGGTATAGCCCATGACTAGCAGCATGAACCCATCACGATGCAGGATGAACATAGGCAAGACCCGCCCCGTTTCATCAGTGTATTCACTCACCCCAAAATTGGGGGCAGTGAATTCTTTCGGGGTGTTAGCTATCAAATCATTGATGGAGCGCAGAACGTGGTCATGCCTCTTGCCAAAGAACTTTGCGACCTCAAGGGACGTGGTGGCCGGACGGCCATTGTGGATGGAAACGGACGGGGAAAAGTGGTCGGCGGGAAGAATTTGAGCCTGACTCATGGTGAGCCTCCAGTAGAACTTTTCAGGTTCACGAAGGCAATTCCCGACATGAGAATTGCCGGGCGCTGAAAACAGCTACTGGGGCTGCGGACTGATTCCCCTTACGGGTATTTTATTAGCCTACTCCCGGCCATTAATGGCGCATTATACCCTAAATTGGGCATAAAAAAAGCCTTGACTTTCGGGATAGGCATCCGTCGCACGAGGAGTTTCTACGCTCCGTATGGACAGAAAGTCATAAAGCGCGGTGGATGTCAAGACTATGAAAGGTATTCTTCATAGTTTTCTATCTTTTCTCTTTCGTTAGAGTACATATCTTCGTTTACAAGCCCGCTATCCTTTGCCCTACTAAGGATCTCTCTGGCCAATGAACAACCTTTAAGGGATTTTTCATCCATAGCCCCATCAAAAAGAAGGAAAAAAGCCCTGGTGTCGTCAGACATTTGTCCATATTCATCATATCGCGGAACATTTTTATAACTGTCAAGATCACCAGCGAGAACGCGATCAAAGGCGATTTCGTAGGCCGTTGAATTTTTATCAAAGCGAAAAATGCTCGCAAAATGCCTGAACATTTTAACCTGATCACGGATCCTTTGCTCTCTTTTTCTTTTAAAAAAATCGGCCCAAACATATGCACCTATCATTGCCGCAAAAACAATACCCCACATACCCTGCCTCACACATGCACTTTTTATTAATTCAACAGGTTGCCGACCATCTCATCTTTTTCTATTAGACGTGCTTGCGTGTCGAGAGCATCTAGAAAGGCTTCATGACTGATAAGTTCTGAATCAACTCCGATAGAAATAAAGATGGCCGATCTAAGTGGAATTTTTTTGTATTTTTCTTTTTTATATATAGAGTCAATTAAAGATATAACGTTTTCTTTATTAGGTGTATAGTTAGAAATAATAACGCAAATAGTTTCTTTTAATAGTTTCCCACCATTTGAGAGACAAACGACTGCGGCACCATCCATGTATCCATCAATATACACGGCCTTAGATTCTTTTGAAAAAGACTTCCAAATAGCCGCATCCTCCTCCGCCCAGGCCGTCCCTGGCATCAGCATCAGCACCATCATAGCCAGCATTAATACTTTCTTCATATCCGGAGATTCCCTTCTTCAGTGTGTAAGAAGTGTTTTTCTATTCCCCTATCAGCAGGCGCTATGTGGGGCAAGGGGGCAACCTTGCTTTTTGGCAGGAGCATTGTTAGATGAAGGGTGTGAGGTGAATTATGCTTGACGCAATACTTTCTATCCTTGGGTCGTTGACGAGTTCGTCAAACCAGACGCCAAAGATTTCACCACGTGCGCTTGATTACCCAAAATCAAGCGAAGAAGCTGCGCGCAGGGACTGGAAAAACATCCAAAATGATTGGGAAGCCATTGGCTTAGACATGAAGAACGCCATTAACAAGGTCACTTCTGATGTCCAGACAGAACAGAGCGCCAGATAAATCTAAAATGCAGGCGGCGCTTGTCCACCAGGAAGAGCATACTATAATGACGTCCGGGCCAATCCCGGACGCTTCCACTTTGGAAGGTTATCGTCGGGTGCGAGCAGACTTACCGGACCTTATTATTGATGAATGGCTAAAAGAGGCTGCTGCACGTCGAGAACTGGCGAACAGAGAAGCGTCCTTGGCAGAACGAGAGATCGCACTCAAAGAAACAATTTCAGGAAACGTAAATCGTCTTGAAATTTTTCGTCTCATTCTGGGCGGTACGTTTCTCTGCGGTGCACTCCTCTTGGCATGGTGGCTCGCATCAAAAGATCACCCTGAGACAGCCCTAGCAATTGCCGCCCTCCCCGTTGTCGGAGCCATCGCCAGCGCAGGAATAAAGCTATTCCGCGGAAAATAGTTTTTACAAAATATCCAAACATCCAGAAGGCCGGGTTAACCTCGGCCTTTATTTACCACCTAGTCTTTACGTGGGTACGGCTTGCCCAGCAGTGGCGCAAGCACCCCGCCTTTTTCATCTACAAAATACGCCTGTGATCCTTCGATGGTCCGCCAGATTTGCGGCGTGCCAAGGCCCAGGGCAAAGCCAACTGCATTGGTCGCTTCCTTGATCGCAAGGTAGGTTGCGCGTTCGTCGTCATTGCCGATGGCCTTGGCGGCATGCCCCATCCCCTTGATGGCATTGCCCACGCCCGCGAACATCAAAGGAGTGCGCCCACCTTTGATGCCATCGCTTGAATAAGTGCTCTCGGCCATGCGGGCAAAATCTCGCACAATGGGAACCCCCATTGAATAAAAGCCCAAGGCCTCCCATACGTAATCTTCAGCTTCTGGCAATTCGCCATCACGGCCCAGCGATAACATAAGTGTCGTCAAGGCCACAGGCATCACCCACTGAAAAGCAAAGTCGCGCATAGCTACACCTGGCGCTATGGCGCTGTTGCCTGTGCGTCTCCATTCTTCCAGCCCGCGCACCGTCTCCATCTTCCTGTTAAAGTCCGCCAGCGCGAAGCTCATAAAGGGGCAAAGCATGCGCATAAAGCCTGCCTGCCGCATTACAGATGGTGTATCTATCGGCCCACCGCCGCCCTGGGCCGCCACCACAGCGCCATCGGCCATGGCCACGGCCCTGCTTTCCTCAATGCCCTGGGCAATGGCCTTATCGTAGGCCGCCAGCCATGTAGGAAAGGCCACCGTGGCGTCGAGTGAAGATATCAAAGCGAACTGCGCCCTCTGCACCGTGTCCAGTGCGTAATTGACGTTCATAAAGCGCACCCCGGCCACGCCGCTGGCCCGCATGCGCTCATATTCACGCCGCAGGGTGTCATCCATAAGCTTGGCCCGCTCATTCATGTAGGCCGATTTTTCGCGGATAGTCTGTATGGACTGCATGGGAGAAGAAAGTATGGTGCTGGCAGCCGTGAAGAAATTGCCCGTGCCTACCTCACTCCACGAGTTACCTACGCTGGTCAACTGCAAAAGCGCAGTCTTCATGTTGGCCCCAAGGGCGTACATGCTGCCGCGCCGGGCCAGCCAGTCCATGGCGGCGTGCATGCCGGTGAGTCGTTCCCCATCGGGGCGCGCTATGCCGCGTAACCAGGGCAAAAGTTGTTGATAATTTTCCACACCGGCGGCCTGTACAAAGGCCTCCTTAAAATCTGCATCCCTGAACAGCCGCATGGTGTCCCGCAAGGGCAAGGCATGCGTTGCATAATGGATGGAGTCACGCACATGCCGATCTATGACATTCAGCGTCAAGTGTGGCGGCAAGGTGCCGCCCTTGCGCTCGTTTGTCATGCCGCTCTTTGGATTGGGATGCCGCAATACCGCTTCCATGCCGTTAAGCAGCGCATCGGTGTCAATCTGCTCAGCGGCCTTGTCACTCAGCCTGTGGTCAAAGATCAGGGGGTAGTACCCACCTTTGACCGTGATGGTCTTACCGTCAGCCGTACGCACCATGAAAGGCTGCGCCTCCACCTTGGCAAGCGGGGATCCCTTGAGGGCCATGACTGTTTCATTCAGCAGCGGATATATGCTGTCTATGGCGTCCCATGTTTTTTCAATGGCCCGCCATTCGGTTTCCGTCAGTCTGGCAGTAATGGTGCGCAAATCCTGTTCGTTCCAGCCGTAGCCCCGCATGAGGGCCTTGAGGTTCCCGGCGTTGCCCATGTTCAGCGCCACAGAATACACTTTGTCCATATCCCACAGCCCCTTCCACAGCCGGGACACGTCTCTTGGCAGAGCCACCCCCTCAATCTCAAATGCGGTTGTGAGCTTTCCCGCCTGCACTATGGGCTGCATGGCGTCTTTCAGCATTTCGTCCATATTGCGGGTGTGCAGCATTTCAAGGCTTCTGGCCTCTTGCAAGGGGAACAGCCAGGCGTCATGGTTGGGGCCGTGGTCAGTAAAGCCATCCATTGCGCGGGCCATAAAGCGCACGCTGGTCAGGGATGAAAGCCCCTTGCGCAGTGCGCCCTGTATGGTTCCCAACATGCCTTCACGCTCAGATAGCACTTTCTTTGCTGAAAGCTTCTCCATCTGCTTGGCGCACTTTCCGGCCACAACGGCAATTTCCGTTTTTTCCCGGTTCGCCAGCATGCGGTTGTGTACGCGTCCCTGGTGGGTAAGCTCCTTTACAACCCGGCGCACTTCCCGCAATTGCTCAAGTGTCAGGTCGCCGGCGCGGCCGGTGCTGCCGTTTTCAATGAACTCCGGCGCAAAAGTGGCCGGGTCATCAAAAAGCGACACATTGCTTGCCACAAAATCCTTGAAGCTTGGCATGCCCACAGGGTCACGCGGAACCATGCTTTCCGTGCCTAGCCCCTTCCAGTTGGACAGGATGCGCAGCACCTGCTGCTTATAGGCATCGTTGACGATCTTGCTGGCTGCGTCCTTACGCAACTGCTTGATAATATGGTCGCGCTCCATGCGGGCGCGGTAGGACGCGCCAAGGGCCACACGGCGCAGGCGCTCCGTCTCGCGCACTTCTGCCAGCTTGGTGCGCAGCTTGCCCATGTCGACCCTGCCCTTCTCGCTGGCTTCCTTTTTGCCAGCCCTGTATGCCTCACGGGCCACACGCGCGTCTTGACGCAGGCGAGCCTTGAGGGATTTATACTGAGGATCAAGTTCGGAAAGTTTTTTGGCGTCCACCAACAAGTCGAACTCGCGCCGCAATGAAGCAGGGCTGGCCTGTTTACGCCCGGTCAAGGCTTCAAGCTCAATGGCAAGGGCTTCGTCCATAGCATTACTGTACTCCACTTCGGCGTCGTACTCACTGTTCCACTGCTCCAGACGGCGCTGCACCTCGGCGTCAATGGCCTCGCGTCTGGTGGGGGTGTCGGTCAGCGCGGCGACAAGGCCGGTCAGACTGTCCTCATTGAACTGCGCGGCCACGTCCAGCAGATCAAGCGTGCCGCCCTTGCGTATAAGCCCCTTGCCCTCGCCACGAGCGCCTTTCCATTTCTCGCGCAGTTTGTACGCCATGTCTTCAGGCACGGCCTCCTTCAGCGCTTCAAAGTCAATGCCGTCCTCGCGCAACCTTTTCAGCATCTGATAGGTAGGGTTGCTGTCCACCAGAGCGGTGGCCTGTTCACGGAATTCACGCACGGCCTTGCGCTGTTCCACAAGCCTGCGGTTGGCAATAAGGGCGCTGGCATTGTCATAGGCCCGCTGCGCGGCCTGGGCGTATCTGTCGCGCAGTTCCGGCTTCACGGTATCGCCGATCAAGTCCATGACGGAATCACCGGAGGCCCGGCGCTGCGAAAGCTCGATCTCTTCCTGCGTGGCCAGAAGCGTGTCGAACACTTCCCGGGCCTGCTCCGAAACGCCGTCATTACCTAACAGGCTGCGTACAGTCCTGTAGATTTCCGTCAGCCAGTTGCGGAACTTGTTGAAGGCCGACTGCAATTCCCATGAAGGGGCCTTACCCTCACGGGCGTAGGCCTCAAACTCGCGGGCAAAGCGCTCCTGGATACGAGTCCAGGCGGCGATGGATTCACTATCCTTGCCGTCCACCAACCCTTCAAAGCCGTAGGCCTGCTGTAATTTGCCCCAGGCCTCGCCCACCCATTCAGGCGCGGTTTCCAGCTTGGAGGCATCGCGCAGTTCTTCCAGCCAGAAATGGGCCGTTTCGTGTAGAATGGTGGAGGAGTCAGCCTTCTTGAACAGACCGACAATGTAGCGCCCGTCCGCCATCTGCCTGATACCGCCGCGCGGCTTCGCGGAATCTGCGTGGAAGAGGGCTTCGGGCTGAAAGAAAGGATTTCCCTTGCTGTCGTTGACATCCTCAAGCAGTGACCTTAAACTGATTTCAGAAATGCCCGGAGTGGGCGTTGCAGACCCGGCCAAGGACTCCTTGGCGTCTGGGGGCGGCGCGAAAAGGTCTCCGGGCATCTTCTTTTCCAAAGACACATCGTACAGACGCCGCAAATCCTCTATTTCTGCCACCATCCCTTCCGCCGACTCCTTGACTGTCAGCTTGACGGCGTACATTTCTTTACCAAGAGACATGGGCGCATACATACGGTGAACAGCAGCAAGCCCCTGGTCCTTCTTGTCCTTATGGCTTTCCACCAGAACAGCGTTTTCGATCAGGGCGGGAAGACTGGCCACAGCCTCCATATGCTCCATGCCGCCTACGCCGCGACGGGTCGCGCTACTGACCGCATGGTCAAAGCCATTTTTTGTCAGCTTGATGCTCCATCCCGTATCGGTATTGGTATATGTCCCTACCAACTCCTTCCGAAGAGCGCCCTTGTCACGCCCCTTCATCAATTCCCAAAGTTTTTTCCCCGCAAAGCGCGGCTGCACCGCAACCACCTTTACGGGCGTGTCCAGATCAACGTCCGCATTTTTGGGCTGCCACAACGCGCCTCGTCCAATGCTCTGGCGCAATGAACTTTCAAATTCGTCGTGCGGCATCATCACCTTTTCGGCGAAGGCGTCCACGTCAAAGTCATTGCGGTTCAGATCATATCCGCCGCGCTGCTCACTGCTGAAATCATGCGCCAACACGTCAATGCCGACACCTTGCCCCTTTCTGGCAAAGAAGCCGGGGCCGAACTGCCGTCGCATCTCAAGGTAGGTATCCTTGCCGTAGGTGTTGGCAAAGCTCTCGGGGTTGACCTTGCCCCAAGCATAGGCAAATTCCGGCTGTAAAACGCGCCGCTTCTGCACACGGCCCATGCCCTTCTTGACGCCCATATCCTCCATAAGCTGGCTGTAAGCGCGGTCTGCCTCCAGACTTTCAAGTCCGTTGCGCCCAAGCCCCATAAATTCTTCTGGCGTCATGGGCATGAATCCGGCCAGCCGCTTTTCAAGATATTCCGCCGGGGTCATGCCGAATACAGGGGCCATGCGTTCGGCATTGGCGGCAATGACCGTGCCGTAGGCCTGCGCTTGTGTCTGCTGGTAGCCCGCATGCGTCAACTGTTCCACATAGGGCTGGGCAATGGCCATGCGTTCTTCATGGCGACTCAAGGCCTTGTTCTCTTCCTCAATATAGGGGGCAATAAAGCTTTCAAGGTAGGCGTTGCGCTGTCCGGCATCTTCCACCATTTCCGCAAGCGCCGCCGCATCCGTTATGGTGGGCATGTCAGGGTCAAAGCGCATGTCTGGTTTCAGTGCCTCGTAGCGGGCCTCGTCCTGCATGATATGTGCTGCCGCAAGCTGTGTGGGAACAGCAATATCTGTACCCAGGGTAAGGCTTTCTTCCAGCACCTCCGGCGTGATGCCCATGGCCTCTGCGACTTGTATCAGGTCGGGGTTGCCTTCCTGATAAAAATAGACTTGTGCGGCCTCGGGCTTGAGATAGACGTTTTCCGGCACTATGCCGCCATCGGCCAAGGCCTGCACGAGAGACTGTGCCGTTTCGGGCATGTCCTTGAATGTGGTAGACTGTTGGGCTGTTTTGGCGATGGAATCCATCATGGAGGCCTGATAGTCCGCAAGCTGGCTCATGGTGTTATCAAACTTGCCCTGGGCGCGTATGCTGCGGCCCATGCGAGCGCTAAATCCAGCGCCACCGGGAATCAGCATGGCCTTCACTGTTTCTTTGGCCGTACCAACGACACGCTCAGCGCCTTCACCAAATCCAGTATATGCCTGGTTCACGTTGCTGGTGGAAAGTGCCGCGTTTTCGGCAAGGACAGCCAGTGATTCTTGCACGCCTTCGGTCAGCACTTCGCCGCTGACGCCTCTGGCGCTGCGCAGGCCAGCACTTGCAATCTTGGATAAAACAGTCGGGTTCTTTTGCACAAAGGCAAGGGTGTTAGTGGCAGCCTCTTTACTGATAAGCTTTTCAATACCGGGAAACATTTTTCCAAGGCCATGCATGCCATACACTTCAAGCCCGGCCGCAAACCCGCCGTAAACAACAGAGAGCACTTTAGCCACATCCCTGTCTATACGGTTGCCGCTTTCATCCTCTATTTCTCGAAGTGTGCCATACAGCCCAGCGGCTTCCTGCTCGGCAATATCTACAAAACTACCACCGGCAAATGCGGCGCCCATGCCCGCGAGTGCGCCGCCAAACGCGCCAGGGGCGGAAAGAACTCCACCACCTGCAAGCGCGCCATGCAAGGCCCCAGCACCGATCATGGTCGAGCCTTTCCACGAAAGCACATTCTTTACGCCGCCCTCAATCATGCCGTACATTGGCACACCGAGACTGCCAACAGTACCCCACAAAGCCTGTTGTCCCAAAGGCATGTCGGCGTAGCGTAAAGCGCCATACTCTTCCACAAGACGATACACACTCAGACGCTCTTCCTCTTCTGTGGTTAATTTTCCCCCCTTAAGTTCTTTTAAAAGCAGTGTGCGCATCTCACGCGAAACCATGCCATAATCTGCGGCGTGGCGAACGGCTCCAATGGCCCCGGCATCAAAAAATCCCTGATGCTTCTCCTTGATCTCCTTCTCAAGCGCCATCAGGTTTGTATCGGAAGCAAGGGCAAGCTGATCAAGGATATCGGCATCTTTGAGGTAGGCAGGCGTGACCATTGACCGGTCTGTAAATTTTTCAAGGGATAGGCTGACATTCTGTGCGTAGCTGTCAGACTCCACCTTTTTACGGGCAAAGGCAGGGTCATCGTCAACGATGGAAGGAGGAAGGTCGGATTGTGCGGCAAGTTTTTTAAGCTCTGCCGGACTGCGTATATTCAGACTGTTCCTGAGCGTGTGTAGTGTCTGCCCAAGTCCGCGTATCTCGGCCTCGAACTGTTGTCCTACAGCCTTGCGCCTCTCGCCGAATACGCGCATAGCTTCATCAGCGGGCATGATGTCCACAAAAGGCGCAAGCGGCTCCGGCTCTACAAAATCTCTGTCCGCGTCTGCAAGATTCACTATGGGTTTGTCAAAAAAAGAGGTGCTGTCTTTGACTTCGGGCTGACGCCCGGTAATGGCAGGGCCGACAAAAACCCCAGGAGCAATATCGAGGGCAGTGCCAACTTCTGGCGTCGCCTTTTCGCGCACCTTTTCATCCCACAGCCTGCGGGCCTTCTCGTTGTCAAGATTGTCAAGCAAACTCATGTGCTGCCCCCGGTTTATCGCTGCGCTTCAAGCATTATTTTATACGCCTGTGCACGCTGTTCGTCCGTATATTTTCCTGCCGCGCCTTCAGGTTTTATCCCCTCACCCTTCAGCCATGTGGTTATGGCGTCATATTCGGGTTGGCCTTTTTTGGGGAACCAGCCGGGCTTCTTTTCAAGGTAGCGGGGCTGCAAGCCCATGGGAACGCTCTTGTCCCTCATGTGCCATCTGCCGGAATCCAGCAGGGTCGACGTAAAAAACCTGTCGGTTTTCTCGCGCATGGCAACAGGATTCCGCCTGTCTTCCTGGGAAAGGCTGTCATAGTACACTGCGAATAACGCATTGATACTCTTTCCACCAAGCGCAGTTTCCGCGAGGTCTTTGTTCTTCTCCTCGCCAAGGAATTCCATTGCCCGTAATTTAAAGTCGTTTTTGATGCCAGGCAGGGCGTCCCGAACATGCTTGTCACTGAGTTCCTTCAAGGTGCGAGGCGACAGAAGTCCGCCGTATTCTGTCCAGACGTTGAATTCTTCACCAGTAGCCATACGGGAAAGCACCTCTTCCTTGGCCCCAGGGTAGTCTGTGCCCCGAGCGTCCGGCCCGGTGGCCTTTACGGCATTGTCATACATTTCATAGGCTTTTTTGCGATCCTCAACAGGCATGGATGCGGAAAATTCATTAAACTTTGTCAGACTTTCTTGAGGCGGCAGGGTGGCGATCTCAGCAATTTTATCTGCCTGGGCATTGAGCCTGATTTCCTGTTCCTTGTTCTTGATGTTTTTTGCCGCGCCATCACGAAAGGCAACGGCGTCCAAGGCTGCGACATACATCTTTTGATTGTCGCCAAACCTGCTTTTTGCGGTTGCAAGCTGCTCTTCTGACGACATGCCCGCAGTATCGGTAAGAAAAGAATCCAAGGCGCGCTTATTTGCGTCCGCCTCCGCCCTCTCCGCCTCCGCCCTGGCCCGCGCCTGGAGTTCCCTTCCTTTGGCTGCGGCCCGGGCGCGCAGGCCTTCGGCAGCGCCGCCAAGCATGGGGGCATACGCCTTTATCATGGCATTAGCCTTGCCCAACTGCTCACCGGCTATGCTGTCAGAAATGGTCTGCGTGAGTGTTTTTTGCTGGATATCCTGAAACTTGGCCTTAACCCACGTTTCATCAAGCCCGCTGCGGCCTGCGATGGCTTTAAGTTCGCCCTCCAGTGCGTCCATCTTTTGACCAAAAAGCGCAGGATTTGCGGCCAGTGTCATAGCTTCATCCTGCAAAAGCGATATGTGGGCCTCACTGGTTTTATTTTCGTAGTTCAGGCGTTCGGTATTCACCTTATCAATTGCCCATGCGTCCATGCTGGAATCAATATCCTTGGCGGCAGTGTCGAACATCGAAGCAGCGGGGCCGCCCAGGTCTTTCATGAGGGCTTGGCGGCGCTCTGCACGCCATGCCGCCATCTGCGCCGTGATACCTTTTTCCGGATCAATGGCGTCTTTGCCCTGCATTCTACCAAGCTCGGCACGTTTGGTTGTCGCCTCCTGCTTGTACGTCAGCCATGCTTCCTTGGCCTTGGTGGCCTGGTAGTCATGATAGAGGTCATATCCGGCCTTGGCTGCCTGCTGCATGCCACGACCAAGCATTTCAAGCTGTCGGGCCTGCTGGTCTGCGCCTTGGGCTATGATCTGCCCTGCGCTGTCTGACAGGCGGGCGGAAACATCCGCGCCGGGAGTGGTGGGAAGCTGCTGCGGACTGTACTGCGGCATGCGGGAACCGGGCTGGGTTGTGGGAACACGGAAGGCATTTCTGTTCATTGATAATTCCCCATCCAGTTTGTAGAAAACCCTTTTGCCCAGTCGCTGTTGTTCGCTCTGTCCTTTAGTGTTTTGAGCGCGCCACTGCTGCTTGTTTTCCCGCCCCACAGCCCACTCCCGAAGTTGGTCCCGGCCTGGGCAATGCCGCCCAGAGCCGTGCCGATCATTCCGGCAGTGGGGTCAACGCGGTCAGCCTGCCATGCGTAGGCCTGCGCCTGCTGACCAGAGTTCCAGCCCTGAATTTCAAGGTTGCGCGCCTTGTCCAAGCCCTGCTGATACAGGGCAAGGGCGTCCATTTCGCCTTTTTCAGCCGTGTCCATATTGAGGTCGAGGAAGCTGCCCGTGTCCACGGTAGCGCCGCTGGCCCCGGCAACGGCCCGCTGACTACCGATGATGCTTGCAACCTCCTGCCGTTTGCGAACGGCGGCGTCATAGCCTTCCCGACGCGCGGCGCGGGCCTGATCTTCTGCAAGCTCCTGATTTTTTTCAGCCACTTTGGCCTGATAGTTGGCTTGTGCCTGCTGGGCCTGGGCCTGCCTTTGCTGGGCCGACATGCTCATGGCAGTGCCGGCCAGCGAGGCAGCGATGGATACAGCGGATACTACCGCGGCTGTGGTGCCGGAAATTGCGGCCATATCAAAGCTCCTTATACCAGACGGTTTCAGTGATCCTGGCCCCAAGGCGGCGATATAGCGCGTCACACGGACGCGAGGCCGGGGAGTTGTAGCCGATGCCGGAAACGCCGCGCTGCCGCAGGCTATCTTCAGCCCATCGCAAGAGGCGTAGGGCCGCAAAGGCATCTGCTCTGATTTCGCGGGACATATACAGGGCCAGCGCCGACGCGGTGACGCGACCGGGCATGTTGAGGTTTTCAGAGAGACAGTACGCTGCGTAACCGTGTAAAACTCCATCCACGCGCGCAGTAACGACATGCAGCACGCCGCCTTGCTCCATGGCCTCATACATGGGGTGCGTCATAGGCACGGCTGTTTGGCTGCCGTACATGGCTTCTTCTGTTTCCTGCCAGTGGGCCACGGCCAGGGGCGCAACCTCGTCACGAATGAAGGAATAGGACTCGACGGCAAAGGATATGCTCACGGCTACACCTCGCCAAAATCCACGTCGCACATGATTGCCACCACATGCCACGGAAGGGGTTTGTTTTGCACCAGCCAGACAGAGGTATCCGCGTCCTGCCCTCCGCCGGGTGTAAAATCGACATCGCCGGAATAGGGTTCGCAAGGTTCGCCCCAGCGCGCAGGCAGGAATGGAAAGTCGTTGAGTTCGGCGCGGCTGGCTCCGTATTGACCGCCAACACTGCGGAACAGACGCACCACACAACGACCGTAGCCGCGACGCTTGCCCAGGGTTGAACCCTGCTGTGTGTCAGCCTCCACAGGAAGCGGTGAAAGAACGGATGTGTACGGCAGGCCCGCATGAACCACATGGGCGGGGTATGGCAATTCAATACTGCCGCCGCGCACCACACAACCTTCCACCGGGCTGCCGTCAGCCAGCACGGCCAGTTCGCAGCCTTCAAGATGGCCAAGGCCTGTGATGGTCTGCACTTCCTCTTTGCTGCGGAGCGTAATGCCGCAATCCACAAAGTAGGCATCCTCAATTGCTGTTCCTGGGGCAAAAGGTTCGGCCAGGCGCTCCAGAAAGACACGCTGTCGGCCATCAACTTCACGCTGTACGGCCATCAAGATAACGTCGCCGTCATCGCCGGAAATAGATGCCACGGAAAGCACCTTTCCCTGTGTGACATGACGGGACCAGCCAAATATCTGGTGTTCTTTCAGATAGGTCAGCACCAGCACGATGCCATCGTCGCGCACGCACCAGATATGAGAGCCGGGCGTCTGCTGGTAGGCCCACTGCAAAATGGTATGCCCCTCAAAAAGGTGCGGGGCCATGATGGAAAGGTCGTTGCCCGCATAGCCGTCTTTTTCCAGCGAATAGAAAAGGTCGCGCACGCGGGAGCCATGGCGCTGCACATGCAGGATGGAGTTGCCGATAATCAGCGGCGTAAGACCCGCGCTGCCCCAGTAGCTCTGGGCCGTGATTGTGGCGTTCTTGGGAGTTATGACGCCGCTTTCGCCTGTGGCCTTGTACTCGCTGCCCGATGTGCCAAGCAGCAGATCGCCGAAGCTGGCTATCCATTTGATGGCGTCAATGCTGCCTGACGCCACCATGTATTCCACGGGATCATCATCCTGGAGCGGTCGGGATTTACGGAAATTTTCAAAGTCGCCGGTACGGGACATATAGAATGTCTGGGGGCTTTTTATGCCGCCGCCCAGGGCCATGCGCTGCTGGTGAAAGCTGACCGTTGCCGGGTGATTGCCGTCTGCGAACGGGTCCCAGTCCTCCTTGGGCGTGTCGGAGGTGTCGGCCTCGTAATTGTTGTCAATAAACGTAAGGTTGGTGCCAGCCGTAAGAATAGGAGCCACGGTATACGCGCCTGCCGTACCGGAGGGGTATGCCGTGTTGCTGCCAAGGTCGCCTGTTGTGTAGGTGGAATATGCCCCTACAGGGTTGCCGCTAGGGCACGGAAGCATAACCCAAAAGAACGTGCTGGATGATGTTGTGGAAGAATTCCACGTAACGTCCCCTGAACCATTCGAGGTACTTGTCCATGTTGTGGTATTTGTGGTCCTTGTTACACCAATAAATGCCAATCCATTGATGATAAAGGCGTTTTGTGATGCCGATGCGGAAACAGTCAGATTGCTTGTGGTGTCGACATTGGACACATGACCGTTGCCGTTGACAATCGTTCTTGTGATGGTTCCTGCATACTTGGAAATACCTGTTGTGATACTGCCCATTTTAAGGCCTGTCAGCGTGCCGCCAGTGGCGTTTGCAGCCTGTGCCACACCGATAAACCCGTAATAGCCTGCCTCTTCCCGGTAAATATTATATTCTGTTGCATCAGTAACGGCCTTCCAGCTTATGGTGGCGCTGTTACCCTGCACCCAATCGGACGGATGCTTGCCGTTGGTAGCCTGTCCTGACGGCGACGGCAGGGATTCGCGTCCGTCTGCATCCACAGCAACAACCTTGTAGCGCAGGGTGTAGCTGCCCGCTGCACCGCTAAAGCTGACGGTTGGCGCTGCCGGGGCGGCTATGCTCTCATTGAGAATGACCTGGCCTATGCTCCACTGATAGCCGCCGCCCTCGGCGTCAGTGCGCATGATCTTGTGCAGGGGATACGCCGGGTGCGCCAGATACACAATGTCGCCCACCTGCGCCCAGGAGATGCGCAACAGGTCATCAGCGGCGTACGGCGTTTCCACAGGTATGGAGAGAATCCCTGTGCCGTCAGAAACGCGCAAGGCCTGATGCGACAAGATGATTACAAAATTTTGATCGGCGTCGACGTTAAAGCTGAACGGTATGAGTACGGCATACCCGCCCAGATCAACCACAAAGCGCGTTCCGGGGCGGCGCGCAGCATCACCGTGCAAACCTGGCAGCATGTTTTCCATGCACTGTACCGATGTTGCATAGCGCTCAAGGTCGTAGCGCCCGGTAAGGGTGGGCGAAACTTCGCCGCCCGTGAAATTTTTGCATGCGATACGCGGCATGGCTACACCCCCTACAATGCCAATGCACGAACGGCGATGTACACAGGCCTGTCTACTGAAGCACCTGTGTTATTTCTGAGGGATACTCGCACATACTGGTTGCCATTAGAGTCAACAGCAAACGAAACGGCATGGAATCCCATGTCTCCGAGTCCAGAACCGATTGGAGTGATGTTTATTTCAGCAGCTTGTCTGCTAAATACCGTGTCATAGAGTATTACATCGTACACCCCAACACTGACTTTTTTTATTGATGATATGCCATATGTTTCTGCGGTAGACATATCACCACCATCGGGGATTCCAGCACCTGATGGAATCCTGCCATGTGCCAGCATTTCGCCGCTCACATAGCAACGTGGGACATACGATGGATTTGAATATCGTGTAATAGCTCCTATGCCAGTTTTTATATACTGATTTTCACCGATACGTATTCCTTCTCCAAAAAGCGGGCTAAAAGCTAATCCAATCAAGTCTGTATCTAGACTGTTACATATAACATTATTTGTAATTATACAGTTGCTAGTTACAATGTCTTCTAGCCCCAACCCTATAGCATGAGCGAATGGTTCTGTAAAAGCTGCATCGGTTAGGCGCACGTCTCTAATTATATTGTTTTCTATTATACAATTAGACAAAAACCCGTTACTAGAAATAGCCGCACCACGACTATTGCGGATTGTGTTCCCGGATATTACAACATTTTTATAGTTAACAACATCTATTGCCCCACATCTGCGACCTTTTTCACCCCATCCGTACAAATCATTACCGACTATTTTTAAATTGTAGCCACTTATATCTACTGCTCCCCCAGCTTTTGCAGAGCAGTGTATAGCGGCCCCAGGAGTAGCATATCGTTCAGGCGGCACGTATACCGTTGTGTACCCTTCATCATCTCTAGCCGGAGCATATCTGTAGCAAGAGTTTCCAGATATCAAAATGTCTTCTACACGTACAAACCCTTGACGTTCTTCATAGCCGCCCATATCCACGCCTATAGCCATATTGCAGTCAGTTATTGTATTGTTGATAAACTTGATATTCTTGCCGCCATGCGTGTCGAGGCCTTTCCACGTGATACAGTTTATTATTGTGTTTTCTGAAAATGTTCCGTTCTCACAACGCCTGTAAACAGATGTTATTTCTGGGTTTACTGTACCATCAGGTAGTAAATCTGTCGTAGTGTTGCCGTACACTCTAGTCGCTGTTATGCCGTACACTCTGTTAATGTTGTTCTCTATGTCGCCGGGATAAATGTTTGTTATTTTATTCCTACTGGCTCGAAAGTCGTTGCATCCTAAAAATCTAATTCCAAATGCAACGCACTGGTCTATGTCGCAATCGTAAACATGTGCATTCGTTGCATTGTCAATATCTATTCCAGCATAGCCGTATCCAACAACGCTGATGCTATGGATGTAAATATTGTAGTTCTCGTTATCGCGCGGGAGGTTTTTGCGTTGCTGGTAATAACGGCCTCTAATACTGATGCCGTTTGACATTAGCAGCCAACTAGGTTCCTTTTTATATTGTGGACCATGTATGCTCATGTCGCATATTTCTACATTTTCAACTCCGCAGTCTGTGTAAAGCGCTGATTGAAATACTGTGTCTGCGTATGGTGTTTGTAACTTTGGAGCAATAGCGTTATAAAGCACCGTTACACCTATGCCTGCTCCAATTACGGCGCAGTTAGACGGTACGCGACACCCTTCGCCGGAGATAACGTATACCCCTGCCGGGATGTATACGCATTTTCCACTAGCAACATCTAATGCCGCTTGGATGGCTGCTGTATCATCTACAACGCCATCACCTATCGCTCCAAAATCCTTGACGTTAACAACGTCTGCAAAACGATCTGCGAGACTGCGGGCCGTGACTGTTTCTTTAGCTGTGACATAGCTATGGCTTCCGACTTCTGTGCCAACTTCGTTGAGCCAGTTCTGCACATTACTCGCGGCATTTTCGGCTCGGTCACGCGCGGCGTAAACAGCCCGCACCACATCCTGCGGTGTTTCGGAACTGGTGGCGGGCAGGATGACGGCGCGGCGCATCATCTCCAGCGTCTGCTGGCGCTCCGCCGTGGCCTGGTCCAAGGCGTCTTCAATAACCTGCGGGTCAAAGCGCGAGGCGGAAACGAGATCAACGCCCTGCGTAAACGGCATGTTGCGGGTAATGGCCAGAGTCGCGCCTACGGGCAATGGAGCGCCCGCGTGCAGATAGCCGACACTGCCCCCTCCGTCATTGAGTGCTATGGAGCACTGCGTCGTAACGTCCACGCTTGAGCCTGCCGCGTCGGTCACGGTGACTGCAATCTGTGCGGCATCCCACACCTTGAAAAAGAACGGAAACTCCGTGGTACTGCCGTTGCCCTGATAAATTTCTTTGCTGTGCGCGGTGTCCAGTGTCATGGTGTGGTGCTCCTATCGGCAAGATATCCAGCTGTCTTCCTGCGGCGTGCTTTTCTGTTCCTGCGCTGCGGGCTGGTACGCCTGAGGGATGGCGGCGCGGTACAACTGTTCAAGTTCACTGACCTTGCTGCCGTTGTTCTTGAGCAGGGGGATGGCAATCATGGCGGCCAGCTTGCGCGCCAGCATGTGGATGAAGTCAGCGTCCCAGATCGTGGGGCTTTCCACGTCGCTGGTGTAGTCGGCAAAGGCGGCGTCGGCATCAGTGAGAATGAGCACGGTTCCAGCCGGGTCATGAACCATTTTGAAGGGCGCGCGCAGGTCACGCCTGCTGACGCTGCCGATGCGGTGAACCTTGAGGCAGGATTGCGGCAGGCCGTAGGCAAAGCGCCAATCTGCCGCCCACACGTCGGGCAGTTTTTTTTGTGCAAGCATGGCCCGGTGTTGCGCCCAGGGAAATGGGAAATCGCGCAAAGCCTGCTGCCGGGCGCTATCCCAATACACGGCGCACTGTCTGGCCTCTTCGCAGTTTTCGGCATCACTGGCGACCCTACGTGTGCCGATATACCCGAGGGCCTGATTCCATATCTGAATTTTACTCACGTCCGCCATGCTGGTTCTCCTGTTGTCGGGAGGGACCGAAAGCCCCTCCCGTTGGTCGCTGCCGGGGCTAGCCCTGCACCACGCCCTTGTCGATATACATGCCAGCCTCATAGGGCAGGTCGTCTTCGCGCACGATGGCACCGAAGATTTTGCCAGCGGTGAACGTGCCGGAGGGGGTGACAACCATTTTGAGCCAGGGCTTGCTTGCCCCACGGGGCAGGAAGCGCCAGCCGATGGCTTTGCCCACCGTGAGGTCGTCCAGAGCCACGGTGACTGTGGAGCCGGGAACGTCGGTATAGGTTCCGGCTTCAGTGTCGGACTGCGTGAGTTTGAATGTGATGGACGTGCCGCCCGCAAAATCCTCGCCCGCCACCTTGGCGCAAATGGGAATGGGTTCGGCCCGGCCAGGAATGAGAAACGACGTGAGCGCCACGGCGGGACCAGTGACCGCCGCGCCCAGAACGGGGGTGCTGTCCATAAGAATGAGATTGGAATCAAGAAGCATGACTGTTTTCCTTATATCTGCCCGCGCGGGGGGTTAGATGGCCTTTTCGGTGGAAGAGATCACGTCGCACTGCCGGATAGGACGGCCGTGCAGGTTGGTGATCTGCGTGGACTTGAACAAGGGGCCTCCCTTGGGGGAATCTTCCGTGCGATACGCAAGAGTGACGTTGCCAGCATCAGTCGCCTGAAGCTCAAGGGCAGTAAGAACATCGGCGTTGCAGTACCAGATGGCCTGGTTGCGCATGTTTTCCGGCATTTTGTTCTTGGCCATGATGGAAAGGCGGTGCAGGTCCACAAAGCCGGTTTCCCCCTTGGTCAGGGTGAGCTTATCGGTGGGGATGTTGGCAATGCGCACCACGGCGCGCCAGTCGCGCACGGTGAGGCCGCATTTCCAGTTATACATGTCGCCCACCACCTGGAACTTTTTGCCATCAGAGTCTTGCGTCATGTATTTGCCGAGGTCTTCGTTGGAAAGACCACCCGTACTGCCCTTGGGGTAAAGACCGTGTGCAGTGTTGGCACCCCAGCAGGTCAGATACATAGACGTGCACTTGCTGCCAGTGCCACCTGCGTCAATGACGTTGGGGCTGGTTTTAGAGGGGTAGCGCATGGCCAAGCCGTTGAACTCATCAGGGTTCACGTTGCTATCACCATAGAAGAGGGTGCGGGCCACCTTTTGGCGCATGGCTTCGGCAAAGGCCTTGCCTTCGGAGAGTCGGAAGGTTTTGGCGCGGTCGCCGTAAAGCGCCACTTCGGCAACGTCCAGTTCCATAAGGGCTTCAAGCATGCCGCAGATTTCTTTGACCTGGCTGAACTGCGCTTTGGAAGGCGGCGTGCCCTGGTAGAGCCTGCGCCAATAGACTTCGGGCAGACCCGTGCGGATTCGGGTGAGGTGCCCGTCCGAGTGGTTGGACTCCATGAACGGAATATCCGTGATGATGTCGTTGGTCTGGTTCATCAGTTCGATGATGTCGCCAGCCTTCTGGCCCTTGTAGAAGTCTTCAAGCTCAGCGAGGGTGGCGACAATGCCTTTGTTGTAGCTCATGGTGCATTCTCCTGATGCTGCAATTGGTTACATGTTGGGATAAAAACGATCTTCAAGCGGCTTATCCGCAGCGCCGCCGCTCATGCCGGGCAGCTTGTCTTCACCAAGGGCCTTGCCCACTCGGGCGAAGATTTTCAGCACTTCCGGATTGTTGCCGTATCCGGTTTCAGCCAGCATCTTGCTGACCGTGCCGCTTTCGTCAAAAGTGGCCAGGGCTTTCTTTGCGTCGGCCAATGAGGCATCAAACTTGTCGCCGCCAAAGTCCTTGTCTGCCTTGAATTCTTCAATCCACGCCGTGCCCTGAGCCTGCTGCTGTTCCTGCCAGGTGGAATAGTTGCCCGCCATGTACTGCATGACGGCCTCGCCCTGCTCCTTGGTGAGCTTGGCGGACCTGCACAGGTCATTCAGCCCTTTCAGGCCAGCGTCATTGATGGGGTAGCCATCCGGCGCGATCAGTTCGAACGGTTCCGGCTCGTTGGGCTTTACTGCGTCAGCGCCGTCTTTGCCCTTGTCGGCTTCGTCATTGCCGCTGACGTCAGCATTGGACTTGCCGCCGTCGCCACTCGTGTCGTTGTTGCCCTGATTGCCGGGCTGGTCAGTAAGCAGGGTTCCGGCAGCGGCTTCCGCGCCTTCAGCGCCATTGGTGATTTCAGTATCCATTGGTGTCCTCCTTCAGTATTTCGGGGAGTACCCCGGCCTTCTTGGCCAAGGCTATGAGTTGTGCGCCGATATGGCGCTTCCCTTCATTGTATGCAGCGTGCGCGTGGTCTGGGGGCGAGGAATAGGCCGTGAGAATCTGAGTTTTGTCGATAATCCAGCGCAGAAACAGCAGGCCGTCAGGCGTGGACGCAATGCTGATGATTGCATTACAAAAGCACCGTTCTGCCTCCAATGCTGCTTCGCGCTGGCGCTGGGCTTTGTGTTCGGCATCTTCATAAAAATCCACTACATGCCTCCCAATCCGCCAACGATCGCATCAATGGCAGTCTGCCCATCCGCACCCAGCGGTGTTTGTCCAAGATTTTTGGCGGCTCCGGAAAGTTGGGATGCCTGCTCAATTGCCAGTTGTGCCTGCGCCTGCTGCTCTGCCTGGGCCTGTGCCTCGGCCCGCGCCTGCCTGATCTGCTGCACATCCTGTTCAGAGCGCAGCATGGCTGCCGGAGCGCCCAAGGCGTCGGCGTACGCCCGGACGGTGTACTCAACGTCAATAATATCTGTGACCTCCGGCCGTACCGGGGCCACGTTGGCCACAAAAGCCACGGTCTGATCAATGGGGCTAGTGTTGGCCATGCGCTGCGCCTGGGCCAGAACCGAAGTGAATTCCACACGCAGGGGCGCGCCCTGCATGCTGGGAGGCACGGGCGGCAGCGCGTCAAATTGCTCCATGAGACTGAACGTGCGCAGAATCAGCGGGGAGTGCAGTTCCTTGTCCAACCGCTCCACCACCGGCCCGAGCATGCTGAGCTTTTCGCGCTCACGGGCGTCAATTTCTGTTGCCGTGATGTTGCGGCGGTCATTGAGCATGAGCATTTTGAACAGGTCGGCGTACAGGCCGTCGTGAATTTTTTGCTGTACAGCCTGAATTTTCAGTTCTGCCGCCTCGATAATCTGCGCCTGTATTTGCTGGATAGGTTTGATTTCACCATTGGTGTTGCTGGTGAAATCGAGATAATTCAACCCGCCGGGGGTCAGGTCGACGCCTTCGGAGCGCAGCCCCACGGGTACGCCCACAGGCGGGTCAACGGCCTTGTGCATGGCTTTGAGCGTGGTGATGCCCATTTGCTGCAACATGCGGCAGTCGGAAAGCACATCCATGGCCGGGCTGCGGCCGTACTTGTCATTGCCGGTCACGTCCCAGCGGGGCGCAAATGCGGGAAAATCCTTGAAGCCGGACTCCCGCAGTATGCAGGGCTTGCCGCCGCCGTTCTCGCCAAAGCTTAGCCAGTAGACCGAGGCATAGGGCATGTTTGCCGCGTCCAGCCTGCCGTATATCCTGTCTGTACGCGGGAATACGGCGTGAACCACATCAAAGAACTGCGTCACGGCTGCCGGGGAACTGGCCGCCGTTTTCACGGCTTCAGGGGCTTTGTTCTCGCCGAACTGCTGTATGATCTGCCGGGCCGACATGCGCAGGCGGTACATGAACGTGTCCACCGTACCCTTGTCATTCACGTCCAGCACATACTCACCAGCGGGTATGAGTTTAAAGTGCAAGCCGTCCCAGTCCGCAGTTTCTATAAGCAGCCCCGGCCCGAATGTACCAAGGTCGGCATACAGGCTGTGAGTCGCATTGTAGAAATTACTGCGATGCAGGAGGGCCTGCATACGCTTGGTCACGTCGTCAAGCCATGCGCCGATCTCGCCCGTGTGGTCGCTCTCGTCTTCAAGCGTCAGCCGGAACCACGGGCGCACGGGCGAAGTCATGCCACCCTGCATGCCGGCGGCCAGGGTACGCATGTCCAGAATGCCGGTGGTGTCCACAATCTTCTTGTTGAGCACTTCAGGCTTGCGGGTGCTTGAATCACTGTCCGCCCTGAATTTGGTGGGCAAAAAATGTTCGGCAAGGTCACGCCACGCGGCATCCCACGGGCTGCGCTCGTTGCGTAACGCCTGATACCGCTGATTAAGCTTATTAATGTCCACGGCCATGATGCCGCTCCTACTGCCCCAGCAGGGTTTTACCGCCGCTGTTGTTCGCGGCTGTGCCGGTCAGGATGGTCGATTGCAAGCCTGCCGCCTTGGTCGCCTTGCGCTTCTGCGCGTCACGCGCTGCTGTTGCGGCCTCGGTGACAGGCTTGGTCACTTCGGCTTTCGGGGTTTCCTTAATCTCAGGCATGCTGGGGCTTCCGCCTCCTCCAAATGACATAATTATTCTCCTTTCATCTGCGCGAGGCGCAGGCTTTGCGGCGTACACATGACCATGACGCCATCAACAAAACGCTGTTTTCGGGCCAGCCAGCATGCGCCGGGCAGCCTTGTTACAATCTCAAAGCCGCAAGCCTCGGCCAGTTGCCAGGCGTGCCGAAACTGCACGGGTGTGATGCCGACAATGGCGCTGGCATCGTGTTGCGTGAACATGTAGTCAAAGCCGCCCTGGGCCTGCCGTGCGGCGCAATGGAATCCGGCGTGAAAGGCTGTAAAGTCGAAGCGCCACACGCTGCCCTGGAATGTTGTGAAATGCCCACAGCCCAGCAGATCGCCCGTGGCCGCATCGGTGCAGCACAGCAGTACGCCGTGAGCCGTGACGCGAAGCCACGTTTCAAGTGTCGGTGCAGTAAAACCGCTCATAGCCCACGGCAACAGCCCTTCGGCGTCGGCTTTACGAAACGGAATGGCCTTGGCTTCTGGCGTGGTGGCTTCGGTGTACGTGAAGGCGCGCATGGCTACTGGCTCCACAGGTCGTAAGAAGTGCGGGCCTTGCGGGGAGCGTTGCCCAAATCATGCGGCGGGCGGAAGCCAGTGGCTGCATAGCGGAACGAATCCGCACCGTGGCTTGTCCAGTCGTGGCGGGGACGAGAGGCATAGACGTTGAACTCCTGCCGCCACTCACGGCGGTAGCTGCGCAAGGCTTTAAGGCCGGCACTGCAACGCTTTTTGTCGAACCAGCAACGGGGGAGCTTGCGGCGCACAGCGTCAATACCGTCTGAAACAGGCAAAGATGGGGCGATGACAAAATTGATTCCGAGTTCGCGCGCTGTCTCCCATCGGCTCTTGCCCGTACCGAGTTCACGCACGCGGATATCGTGGGGGGCGATGTGGACGCCGTAGAGATATCCTTTGTCCTGCAAAACCTTGGCATAGTGAGCCAGCGCCTCGCCTGAAGCCTCGTAGTAATCCACAACGCGCCAGTCTCCACCCGGCTCCACCTGAAAAAACCAGATGGCAGTTGAATCATCCATGCCCAAGTCCCAAGCCGTGTTTACGGGCATTTCGGAGTCAATCAGAATATCACGGATACGGCCTGCGGATTCGGCCTCATCAAGCAGGGCGGCGTAGTACGCCCCCTTGATTGCCGCCGAGAACGAGCATTCAAACTCTTGCAGGTATTCGGCTTCTTCCATTCCCCGGCGGGCCGCATCAAGCTCCGCCTGGGGCAAGTACCCCGTCTCGGAAGCAGGAAAGCGGAAACGCGACCACAGGCCGGTTTCGTCTTCTCCTGCCTGCTGCCAGACATCATAAAGCAGGTTTTCCATACCCTGGGGCGTGCCGCAAAAAAGAGCGCGCCCTTGGCGGTCTGCCAGCATTGGCCGCAATACCTGCGTCCACACTACGCGGTTCATGTCGGCAGGCTCATCCAGAACCAGATCATCCAGATACATGCCACGCAGAGCATTGGCATTGTCTGTGCCAAAAAGCCTGATGCGCGCACCGTTTGGCAGGTCGCAGCGCAATTCCGACTCGTTAAACCGCACATCAGGTATTGGGCGGGTGAACTGCTTGAGATAGTCCCAGGCAACGGATTTAGCCTGGCTGAAAAATGGCGCAGCATAAGCTGATCGCCAATCATTACGGTCTGTACGCAATGCCTGACGCACCAGATCATTGATGGCAGCCACAGTCTTTCCGAAGCGGCGATGGCAGAGCAGCACGCAGAAGCGCGTGCGCTCGTCGTGAAACCGCCGCTGAAGCGGGCGCGGCGTGTAAGGAATCGTGACCTTTATTCCTGCCATTTGATTTCAATTCCGCCTGAAACCTGATTATCCATCTTGATCTTGGGGTTTTCACCCAACGTGTCGCGCACCACTTCATATGCCTTCACGTCACCACTGAGCGCTTTATCAAGCAGTGCCGCAGTGATGGCTTCGGCGGTGGTCTTGTCTCCGCTGGGAAGCTCCATTGCGATTTCAAGCAACTCGCGCATGGTCTTCTTTTTGCGCCGAGCAACGCCGGACGCAATGCCGCCTTTTTTCCCTTTCTTCCGCGCTTCCTCCGCGCTTCGAATGGGCGGGTTGAGGTTTTCGCTGCCCTTCCGCGCTGCCATCACACATCCTTTCGCAGATCTGCAATTTGCCGCTGCAAATCCGCACGGTGTGCCTTGCACGTCTCCTGGCGCACGTACTCGCGCAACTCGGCCCTCTGGCTCTTGATCTCACTCCATATGAGGCGGACGCCCCAACCAACCAAGGCCACAGCTGCTGGCGTAAGCACTTGCAAAACGTCCCAAATCTCCACGGTCATGAGTCAAAACCCCAGGCCCAACATGCCGAGCAGGATTGTAGATATCTCTTTGAGCATCGACGGCGGGAGTGTTGTGTCCGGCCAGTACGTCACGACTATTGGCCGCCCCACAACCTCCCAACAAAACAGCGCGCCGAGCACCCATCCCAATGCCGAACGCCACAAGCGCAAGCGGCTGGCCGGTGCGCCAGCAACTTCGGCTTCATTGATGCGACTCTGGGCTTCGCGAGTTGCCGCGCGGTCGGGAGAAACCTTGTCCAGTACCTTGCCAAAAATGTTTCCAAGAAATCCAAACATCACAGCCCCCGCACGTAGCGCCGCAGATCGTCCACGCGGTTGATCCAGCCGCGCAAAAAAACCTGCTGGCTGGGGTTATTGGCAACGATGGTCTGGAAGAACGCCTCGCGCGCGTCGAGCATGGCCGTAAGGGCCTTGTCCGTGTCAGCAAGCTGCATGGCGGCGCGGGTGGCCGGTCCCATGATGCCGTCCACAACCAAAGGCTGGCCGTAGGCTACACAGCGGTTGTAGCCGCGCTGGGCGAGCTTGACGGATTGGGCGGGGCCGCTGTTGACTGCGGCGTCATAGAGCACCACGGCAGGGCGCAGAGGAATGAGACTGAGCCTGAGCTTGTCCCAGAACTGCCAACGGAACAGCGACGCGGCCTGATTCCTGGTCAGATCGTAAATGACCTGGCGTGTGATAGGCAGTCTGATGCCCATACGCTCCAGTACGTCGCGGTTTGATTGCGTGCCAGACAGGCCGCCGAGAAATTTGAGACTGACGCCGTACTTGGTCAGCCCACCGCCGTCGTCGGGATGGTCGGACTCCCCGCCCTCCCACTTGGCAGTAAATTTGTGTGCAATGCTGAAATTGTTGGGCACGGCATACGCTCCTGTTTGGGCAGAAGCGTAACGCGAAAGCCAAGCAATACCCTATGTCAAAGATTGTCAAAAACCGTCAAAGATTGTGAAAGATTGTCAGAAGGCTTTTTTATGGGCTTGCTTTTTCCGTGTTTGTCGAGTTCTGGCTTGTACGCAAACACTCCACCGTCCTTCCGAATGGGATACCCGCGCGCCAAGATTGTGTTGCGTGATATGCCCAGGTAGCACTCGATCTGCGCCCATCCCTCAAGCTTATCTTTGCCCACACGTCCCTCCCAACCCATGCTTTGCCCTGTCCCGTTCCTCTGCCCGCTTCGCATTGTTGAATCTGTCCAGGTCACCAACGAGGTAGCCGGTAATGCGGCGGGTCCGCTCAAAACCAACACCAACGCCGACGAGCCTTCTTGGCTGCCGCGGCTCTGCCTCGACCACAACCATGTCGGGATATGCGTAATCAAACATGGCTATCTCACTTCCTGGTACAACTCAGGGTGAAACGGTACTACTTCAATTTCCCATCGGGGTTCTTCTGAGTAGTATTTGCCAAAGTGGGGCAGATATCCGACAACACGTGAGTCGTCAGTCCAGATTTCGCACTGCGTCATGCAGTCTTTGATTTGTTTCGTCAGGTTATCCATGTCTGGCTTTGAAATAGGTCGGACAACACCCTTCAGCGCCAGGGCGCGAAACTCCTTCGCCGTGCCAGTGAACCACTTCGGCTTATTCTTCAGCAGCGGTAGATACACACGCAGGCCGAGCAGTAAAGCGCCTGAAAGCGGCTTTGCTGGCTTGTACTGCGCCAAAAATGCCTTGATTGTATTTTCGTTGCTAACCTGCTGTTTTTTCTTGTGCGCATTGCCGCGAGTTGAACCATCACGAAATTTGATTACGCCTACTTCTGTCCTCATTTGAGCCGTAGGCTTGATCGGAATTACGATTTTCACTGCGTGTACCTCTCGGATTCTCTGCGCAACTGCTCTACAAATGACCTGGCGTCTACGTCCCCGCGAAAAGCGTCGCGGTATATATAGCCAATACCTTCTGTCTTCCGCTCTGGCGGCGCAGGAAGAGGGATGGCCGGACACACAGGACGGCACTCTTCGGCTGCGGTGATGATTTCCGCAGGGCACGGAAAGAACTTTGACCGAGCGAGGTGGAGCCTGCACGCCGCAGTAAAGTTTTCGTCGCTAATGTCGCCGCATAGATCCGCCCAGGTTTCAACCAGCAAAGGGAATTCGTCTTTACCGTCCATCGGTTGCCGATATGCTATGGCCATGCGCCCCAATTCTGCCGAGATGCGTTGCCGTGTCGCCATATTCAAGCTCCTTGTCTGCGGCCCGAACAAAGGCCGCAATCCCTTCTAAATTTTGCCTGTTTTTTTGCCCTTGAGTTCTTGCCACCGGCGGGCCGTCTCTGGCTTGCTGCGCCGGCTCGACAAAAGGCCTGTCATTCCAGCCCTTGCCGTTGAGCCACTTGGCCATGTTCGGCACTTTGCCGCGCTGCCAGCGGCTGTCCTCCTGCGCCAAGGTCAGGATTGCGTCCCTGATCGCGTACGCTTCTGGCAACGCCCCATTGCCATGCAGCCGCATCCACTCACGCCATGCAGCCTCTTGCCCCTGCTGCACAGGGTAGACCTGCCAGCAGGACAAAAACGCCCGCCACTGCGGGTGTCCCTTGCTGGGACAGTCTGTGCGCTTCGGCCTTGTGCTCTGTGATACCTCTGCGGGAGGCTCCGAGAAAGACTGACGCGCGTCAGCGCCTCCTGAACCTGCCAGATTCAAATTTTCAATGTCACCCTGAACAGTTTCAGGGTGAATTTCTGGCACGAAAGGTGCTACGTGCGCGTGCGCGTTATCCCCCCCTCTTTGTCTTTATGCGTAGGAGCAGGAGAAGGAGCAGGAGACGGCGTGACGTTTGACGAACGTGCGACGGTCGTCAAACGGTCGTCAAACGGACGCTGAGCGCTGGTCAGGCGGTCATATTCTTCTTTGCTGACGGCGTTGATGCCATCGCTTTTAAGGCGCTCGTATACTTCACGATTGACAGTCGCCAAGCGAGAAAACCGCGCCTTGTCAGAGCGTTCATCAGCCTCGCTGGCCCATGAATTGTGATCTTTCCAATCATGCAGGGCATAGCTTTCGACAGCTTGGTCAATCCAGACGCCAAGGCAAAACTCAAAAAATGCCCGCTCGTCTCCTTGCCAGTCAGCGGCCATTTCTATGTCCTCCCAATCCATGCCGGTGAGATTGCCGTCAGGTCGGTTCTGTGCTGCCCACGCCCACAAAATTTGCAATGAGCGCACACCCTCAAGGCCAAGCCGCTTTGCAGTCTTACGAGTCTTTGGGTGCTGCCAGAACCCAACTGAGAGGCGAATGTCTGTGTTCATTTGCCCCTCACTGCCGCATTGCGCGTCCGCCACTGCATGAATGTTGGTATGCCCTCAAACAGAGCCTTGATTTTTGGCGGGCAGTCCGATTCGAGGCAGTAACGCATCTGGAATTCTGCTTTTGAGAGCCGAAACAGGCCGGTGCCTTCCCGGGGCTGCACAATCCATTCGCCACGATCCAGCGCGCAATACACGATTGCATATGGGCGGCGCAGGGTGATGGCCCGAACCGCGTTACGAGGGTTGAGCGATGAATCCATGACTATTTACCCTCCTCGATAACCTTTGCTGTCGTCTGCCGTAATTCAGCCAATGCCATTTCCTGCGCCTGCAGCAACTCAGCAGCGCACGCCTTGCCATCCAGATACCGCTGGCCGACCTCATGAAACCGCACCACCGCCGGGAAGTCCTGGAGCATTTCACCCTCAGCGGTAGGGGCATCCGGGGCCTCGGCCTCGTATGACACGATGGCATAACCAAACATGGCCGCAAGATAGCGCAGCGGTGCAACATCTGCAGTCACGCGCATGACGTTCACCAGTTGCGACACTTTCAGCGTGTCTGGTGCGGTGGGGTTTGCATTCAGCGCTGTGTAAAGGCTGGATTCGGACAACCCCCTGCCCTCTTCGTGCTCAATGGCCTTAAAAACTCCGCGCTTGCCGCCCGGATAGGTGGCGCACGCTTGGGCCAGAAGGGACGTAATCCTCTGTAACTGCTCTCTCATATTGTAATTCCTTCCATCCGTGGGCCTGTGTATCTTCTACCCATGCCCGATTGTGATTCCGTTCCTCACACCCAAACCGTCCGCGTTTACCTCAAGCGCCTTCCGTCCGGCGTTTACCGCGTTACCGTCCTGTCGCCGTCTCTGCCTCGCCCTGTGTTCCGCTCGTACCCTGCTGGAACCAGCGAGGCGGAGGCGGTGGCGCGTGCCGTTGGGCGGGCGTTGTTAACCCTTGAAAATGCTGATTGCCAGCTTGATGAAGGCAACACAGCAAGCCAAGGAGGCACAGACAACGGGAGCGAGAAGGCAAACGGCACACGTTATTTGAATCGCGTCGCTCATGACCTACCATCTCCCTTCCCACGCAGCGAACAGCAGCCCGCCGATGAACAGCGCGGCGCAGACAATGACGAAACAGCCCCAGTAGAGCTGGTCGCCCATCGCGGTCATGAGGTCACGCAGCATCGCCGCCCACCTCTTCGCTTGAGGGTGCTGTGGCAGGGGCTGCTGGGGGAATCGCAGAATCTCGAAGCTCATTGATAGCGGCCCTGATGGCATCAGCATTTGCCGAAAGTACGTCAGCCCGTTTTCCCGTGCGCAGCCTGCTGATTATCACAGGATTAACGCCAGCAGCCTCAGCCAACTGAGCGCCGGTTACGGAGTGGCTTTTCAGAAATTCCACGACTTCGGTTGCAATAGGGGTTTTTTTCATGTCGCAATGTTACCAAAAGGTAATTTAACGATCAAGCGAAATTACCATAAAAAGATTTGTGTATATTTCGTTTCGGTAATAAAGAATGAAAATGGGAAAATTCGAAGAAGCAGTACTAGAGATTCTTGAGGCAGCCATAGAAAAATATGGCACTGCGGTAGCTTTGTCACAAGCAACCGGGGTTTCCACGGCGAACATAAGCCGCTGGCGAAAAGGGCGCACTCCGCGCGTGGGCGAGGTTGCCCCTATCCTTGAAGCCATGGGCGCTAATCTTATGCTTCCAACCAGTGAGCCAGCCCGTGACGTCTGCTTCGTCAACGCCAAGGTGATGCCAGCCGGCGAGCATGTTCGTTCACCCCATGCTGAGGATTATATAGCTGCCCCTCTGGTGGGCGAGGTCGGGGCCGGGCCTGGGTATTTTGCCCAGGAAGAAGTGGAGAGCTGGTTTCTTGTCTACAAGAACGTCCCTGCCATCATGCACCGCCGCAACCTCATAGCCGTTGAAATTGGGCGACACTCCACGTCAATGCAACCTCTGCTCAATCCCGGCGACATTGTGCTTGTGGACCGGGATGATCAGGACGTAGAACGCCCAGGCCGCATCATGCTTGTGCGCGACCCTGACGGGGCAGGCATGATTAAACGCGTGGCGCTAAACAAAGACGGCACTGATTGGACTCTCCAATTCTACAGCGACAATGCCGCCAAGAATCCGCCCATGACTTTTAAGCTGGGCGAGGATTACGACAGTGATATTGCCAAGGCCGTTGTAGGCCGCGTGATCTGGGCATGGTCAGACGTGCGGAATAAGTAGCCGCGTCATCTGGGCGTGGCAGTTGTGTTGAAGGTTCCACCTACAAAAATTAAGCAGTGAGGGGGAATGGTGGGCAATTTAGACGACGAATTATTAAAGCAACGCAATCAGGCTATTCTTGACCAATATAGGGATAGCAACAATGCCATGATTGATTTCTCAAAAATGGCATTGCGTGGAACAATGCTGTTGAATGGCGCTGCGGTTATTCCCATCGTCTATTCGAAGTCGAGCGGTCTGTACGAGTGTGCCATCATCTTTGGCGTAGGGGCGCTCCTTTCTGTTTGCGCATCTGGATTCGCATACTTTACCCAGTGGGCCATTACAGGATTGTATGCCCAGGCTTTTCATATGAATGCTAAAACGGAAGCCGAGGTAGCGGCATTAAAGAAAGCGGAACGTCAGGCGACACGCTGCCGCCCCCTTGAGAAGATTTCCCGGTATCTTTCGATTGCCCTTGTTGCTGCATCTCTTGTTGCGTTTGGGTATGGCTTATCAACGGCATATACATCCACCAAAGAAATGAACAAAATGCCAGAGCTAAAAGTATACCTAGAAGGGGCGGCCAAACCTTAGAAAAGGTTGATTCTTCCTTTTCGCCAAATAAACCTGGTGGGATCATTCCGAGCATATTTGTTCCTATCGTAGGCCGCGTTGTGCGGGTGATGGTGGGGTATTAATCTTCATAAAGCAGGCAATGAGGTGCATATGTCTGGTGATCAGCCCTTTGACTACAAAAAGGCTTGGATTGACCTTCATCAAGAAAATATAATGACAATGTCAAAGGCGGCGCACAGCACTAGAATTGCTCATTTTTCAGCTATTATTGACTATTCAAAGATTGCTATAAACGGTGCTTTTTTGTTAAATGGCATGGCGGGAATAGCAATATTTTCACATTTAGAAAAACTTGGCAGCACTGGAATTGACTCCCTTATGGGGTGTGCATGGGGTGCTATATTTGCTGTAGTGTGCGGAGGAATTTCATACCTTGCCCAACGCGCCTATTCCTCAGTGTTCGACAAAAATGTCAATAAAGAAATAAAGTTCTATTTTGACAGCCTTCAGCAGGTGATGCGCCATGACGTCGCAAAAGAACAAAGACCCACATTGGACACAGCTAAATTGGGAAATTTCTTGAGTGTGGCTGCTTGCGCTTTTTGGTGCGCCTCAGTTGGATGTTTTCTGAGGGCGATATACTGCTCATTTCCTTCGCTGTAGGCTTGCTATGTATTTTATCAAATAGCAACGACGGGCATTCAAACATCAGTTTTTTTGATTTATTCGCGATACAATCTATATATGTAGATAGTAATATAAAAATTATCACTCCGATAAAAAATAGTATTATTTCTGGCTCCTGATACCATTCACGCATGCTTTCCCCCCCCCCGCCCCCTTCTGGGGGCTTTTTTGCGCCCGCTGAACTGCGGGTGTTTTTTTATAGGCATAAAATTACTTTTTGGCAATTTTATTATTGACTATAAATTACCTTTTGGTAATCTATATCTGCGAACGGGGAATGGCGGCGAACAAAGCCCACGGGTGGAAGTAGCCACGGAGCCAGGAACCGGGAGCAAGCCGCTGCTGAGTAGCGAGGCGCAGAAAACAAGGCAGACCTTACGCGAAGCCGAGCCAGTAAGCAGACCTAGACCGAACAGCACAAGGCGGTTGGTTCAGGACAACAGACACGGCAAGCCCGGCCATAAGAAGGGGTGCTCGAAAAACCACGGCGTGACGCGCCGGAGCCTGTGAAGGGCGAGAGGAACATTTTAAATGGTTACAGCAAATTTTGTTTCTGACCTGCCTTCGGTGACGGGGGCAGGGATTGGAGCAGAATTTACAACCACAACAAACCAAGGAAGAGCAATGGATATCAACAACTTGACGATTGGGCAGGCCAAAGAGATTGCCGCCATGTTCGGCGGGGCCAATGGACACCAACAGGCCGAAGGCATCAATGGATTCTGCATCGGAAGCACCGTCATTGTCCGCACCTATTCTGCTGGCGTGTGGTGCGGTACGCTGGTGCAGAAGTCCGGCAACGAAGTCGTTTTGGTCAACGCCCGCCGCATGTGGCGCTGGTGGTGCAAAGAGAGCATCAGTCTGTCAGGTGTGGTGCGGTACGGCATTGACCGCAGCAAAAGCAAAATTGTAGCCGCTGTTGACAGCGTGTGGCTTGAGGCCATTGAAATCATGCCGATCGATGGCGAATCAGAAACCTCGATTATGGAGGCTGACATTGTCCAGGCTGAATAACGGCTTCGGCTTCGGCAACGGCTCCGGCGACGGCAACGGCAACGGCTCCGGCGACGGCAACGGCTCCGGCTCCGGCTCCGGCAACGGCTCCGGCGACGGCAACGGCTCCGGCTACGGCTCCGGCTTCGGCAACGGCTCCGGCTTCGGCTTCGGCTTCGGCGACGGCTCCGGCTCCGGCAACGGCTCCGGCGACGGCAACGGCTCCGGCTACGGCTCCGGCCCCGGCTACGGCTCCGGCTCCGGCTTCGGCTTCGGCGACGGCTAAACGAATTTCTTTTGACCGCTGGCAACTTTGGTTGTCGGCGGAATTGAAGAAGTTCAAATTGGCAAGCGCACCACGCCTTACCTGTTCCCCGTGGCTGCGCAGGGCCGGGCGCATTGGGCGCCCGGCTTTTACATCTCCCGACATCAGTCGGTTTACATACAGGCCGGGGATTTACCCCTGGCCTCAACTTTTACGGGGGCCGCTATGAGCGAAGAACTTTACACGCATGAGGACGAGGACGATGACCTTGAAATTCTCTCTTCGGAAAGAATCTGCGGCAATTGCCGATTCTGGGATCGCCCTGAAGCCATGGTGGTTCCCGTGTATGACCGCAACGGCATCCGGCGCGGTGAGCTTTCCGTGTGCCCCTGCACTCGCGGCGCGGTTGAAGCCGACGCGGGCGTGTCTGTGACTCTCACGGCGGCAACGGGCCGCTGCGATAATCACGCGGATGAATTCGAGCCGTGTTCAGATTATCTTGATGAACTGGCAAGCCCGGCGTGCTGTGGAACATTCGGTGTCCAGCCCGGGCTGGATTTTCCGGAAACCTTGGGGAGTGGATATGCTTAGTGTTCGACTCGCGTATCTCGGTGATTGGCTGCGCGCGGTGTCCGCAGCCGGGCTTGTCCCTCTGGCGCTGGCGATCTGCAATAGACTGCTAGGGGGCTGACATGTGGCGAGACCTTAACCCTGTGAGCAACTGGCGCGGCTGGGCTTTGGCTCTGGCCGCGCTTTTGCTTTTCGCCCTTGTTGGCGGTCTGGACGGCCCTGAACAACACGCGGCATATGCCGAGGCGGCAAAGAAAATACAGATGGAGCGGGAATGATGAACATGATCACTATCCGCGCATCCTCCCTGCCGGAGATTTTTGACTGTCCGGCACGTTGGGAAGCGAAATACGTCAAAGGTATGCGCATGCCCCGCAGTGGAGCCGCGCAGCTTGGCACGGCAGTGCATGCCGGAACTGCGCTGTTTGATAGCAGCCGCCTTGAAGGCAACCCCGTGACAGTGGATGAGGCCGCAGGCGCTGTGGCTGATGCCGTCCACAAACCAGAAGAAGACGTTGATTGGGGTGAAGATAGCCCCAGTGAAGCTGAGGTTATCGGCATATCGCTGCATAAAAGGTACTGCCAAGAAATCGCCCCCAAGCAGCAGTATGTGGCGGTTGAGGCCAAATGCACCGAGCTTAAAATTCCCGATATCGGTATCGCGCTCACTGGAACAACCGACCGTGTGACATTTACAGATAATGGATACGGTATTGCAGACATCAAGACCGGCCGCACGGCTGTGGCTGCTGACGGTACAGTTAAAACAGCTGGGCATGCCGCTCAGATTGCCGTGTATGAACTGATGGCCGGGCATGCATTGGGGCGTGTTATTGAGGCCCCTGCACAAATCATCGGCCTTCAGGTTGCAAAGACCGAGAAAGGCCGCCGGGCTGGCATCGGTACAATAACCGGCGCGCGTGAACTGCTTGTGGGTGATGAATACTCTCCCGGCCTGCTACAGATGGCCGCTGACATGCTGCATTCCGGACGTTTTTTCGGCAACCCTCGCTCTCAACTCTGCAATCCCAAATACTGCCCGGCTTTCAATGTGTGCCGGTGGAGGAAGTAATATGTCACAAGCACAGACAACAAGTCTCGCTGAATTACGCGGAGCAGCCAAGCCCATTGACCCGGCCATCCGTGCCGGGTTCGATACAGTGGGCGGGTTCGATCTTATTCAGCGCACCGCGAAGCTGTTCGCAAGCTCCAACATTGTTCCTACGCAATTCCAGGGCAATCTGCCGAACTGCGTCATTGCCGTAGACATGGCCCTTCGCATGGGAGCCAATCCCCTGATGGTTTGTCAGAATCTCTATATCGTCCATGGCCGCCCAGCGTGGTCAGCGCAATTCCTTATCGCCACCATGAACCAGTGCGGGCGGTTTTCTGCCATTCGGTATGAGTTCCAGGGCAAGCAAGGTACAGACGAATGGGGTTGCAAGGCCGTAGCCACAGAACTGGCGACCAAGGAAAAACTCGAAGGCCCGCTTATCACTATCGGTCTTGCCAAAAAGGAGGGCTGGTATGGCAAGAACGGCAGCAAGTGGCAGACCATGCCGGAATTAATGCTACGCTACCGGGCTGCGTCCTGGTTCGTCAGGGCCTACGCGCCTGAAATCGCTATGGGCCTGCAAACTGCGGAAGAGGTTAAAGACACTTTTGATCTTGAGCCAAGTGAAAATGGCACTTACAGCGTTACAACGGACAGCATTAAGCCCTTGGATCATCAACCAGCTCAAGGCGAAGTGATCGACATGTCCACGGGCGAGGTTACGCAGAAAGAGCCTGTCCCTGCGCGTAAAAAGGCTCCCGTGTCGCAGCCAAAGCCCCCTGTTCAGAAGGTAGAGCGTGCGGCCACCAAGGAGCCCGCGCAGGCTCCACAGCAAAGTACTTTTACCCAGGCCTCCTTCCCATGCCCCAAAACTGACGGCGAAAGGATGGTCACTGAAGACGATTGTGGCTTGTGCAAGGAGCGCCCAAAATGCCCTGAATGGGCCACTGACTTTTCCGAGGAGGGATAGCATGGCTCTGGAAGAACGGCGTATGAATCTACAGTCCAGTTTGCCAACGGTGAGCTTTGATTTTGCTGGCCTTGTTGCTTGGGCGCAGGGCATGACAAGCAAATATGACGGGCTTGTTGTTACCGAAGAGCAAGTGCCTGAGATCAAAGAATGCATGGCAGAAATTAACAAGGCTAAAATCAGCCTGGACAATGCCCGCAAAGAAACGGTCAAAAAACTGAGCGCCCCTCTCAAGGAGTTTGAAGCGCAGATAAAGAAAGTCACTACGATCTTTGACGATACCTACAAAGCTCTTGGTGACCAGGTGCAAAACTTTGTTGAGCAGGAGCGCGAGAAAAAGCGCGAAGTGGTACAGGGCATAATCACGGAAGAACTGGACGCATATAACGGCGAAGTTCAGCCCTTCCCCATCCCCGTACAAGACAAGTGGCTGAATAAATCCACATCATTGAAATCCATCCGCGAGGCAGTGCAGGAAATCATTGCCCAGCGCATTGAATCCGATCGGATACGACGCCAGGCAGAACAGGCAAGGGTCGAGCGGGCATCGGCCATTGAGCAAGCCGTAAAAGCGGCCAATGCTGAACGTGGCATAGAGCTTTCTGTGGCGCAGTTTATGACGCCCAGAAATAGCGATCTTGGCACCTCTCTTGATACCATATGCGCTGAAATCAAAACCGCTGCGGATCGTGAAGTGACTCGCCTGGATGCAATCAAAAATGCCATGCGAACAGCGCGTCCGGCAACAGCTGTCTCTCACGCCATACAGCAGCCTGCAGGACAGATGGCCGCACAGGCCGCACCGCTTCCAAGCGTAGCTGTAGGCCCAGACAAAACAATGTCCATCATCATTACATACAGCACTGCGAAAGAGCAGGAGGTGCGCGCCGCGTTGGCAACCCTCAAGGGGCTATGTACCTCATTAAGTGCGCGCCTCAGATAATTTCCCACCTCACACACCCCCACACAAGCCCGCGGCGTTCCCATGCGTCGCGGGCACCTTTTTTAGGAGATCAACATGGCCAGAAAGAAAGCGCTGCCTCAGCCTGAACCGGAAATGTTCACGGTCTACGGCGACATTATACAAGAAACGGAAGACGCCATCTTGCTTGTGTGCAATGGCGATGAAGTCTGGTTGGCCAAGAGCCAGATCGAATACGCCGGGGACCGCGGCGACATAAATGTTGAAGTGGCGCTGCCCGACTGGTTGGCCGAAGACAAAGGACTTGTGGACGGACAGGGGTATATAAAGGCTTACGGTGAAGGAGAAGAAGCCGCGTCAGAGCCTGCCTCTCAGTCCACCGTATCCATCACCCTTACTATACATGCAATCACCGAGGACGGTGAAGCGGCCACTGTTGAAGATCGCCACGGCAATACGGCTGACCTGGCCACGACTGATTTCACGCACGATGCTGACAGCTTGAACATCGGTGACACGCTCTTGTGCAATGTACTGGTCAGCGCAATTGAACCAACCGACCTCTGTCCCGACGAAGCCCAGGGCGAAGAAGCAACCGATAGCGCGCCTTGGACGTGGCGTAAGCATGATGTCCATTGGCTCAAGCGCGATACCTGCACCAAGGCTTTCCCGTTGTCTGATGAAGATAAGATCGCCCTGGGCAAAGAAATGGCCGCAGCCCAGGCCAGGATTGACATGCTCGAAGACGAGCTTGCAGATACGCGGAAGGAATACAAGGCAAAGATTGATGCGGAACAAAAGCGGTTGAGCAAAGCCGCTGCTGAATTCCGCAGGGGCAAAACCGAACCGCAAGACGTGCTGTGCGACGTGTATCAGGACTTTGATTCCGGCGAAGTGGTCTACGTCACCGCCGACGACGCCGCAGAAGAAATCATGCGCCGCCCCATGACGCCCGACGAGCGCCGCCCCACTCTGTTTGATGGGCCGCCGTCCAGCAGCAAGGGGTATTCCGCTCCGCTTGGCGAAGATCCGCGCCACAGGGCCGGACCGACACCGCAGGCCTGGGGGCATACCTGCGTTAACTGCGCACACATCGACAACGCCGAAGACGGCTCACAGGCCGACGAGTGCGCCAACTGTGTGCAGACTGTTGACGGCGGCCTGGATAATTGGGCGCCGCGTCGTGAATGCCCCACCTGCAATTACAAAAGCATGTCCGTCAACATGCCCCCGTGCAGTACGTGCATACTCAACCCGGAAGCAGCAGACGGCGCCAGTGATGATAACTGGATCACGGACGGCGTGAACACGGAAAAAGCACCGGTTGAAGATGTGCCGGCAGATCAGCCGCCCGTGGCCGTGGAGGCGCCGACAACAGAGTCCGCCATTCAATGAGCGGTTGCGACAACCCGAACCGCCCTGAATTTACGGGCAAGCGTAAGTCAAAAAACTTCGCGCGCATCTATGCCTCATGCAAGGGCGAACGGCTCAGCGACGGTAAGCCGTCCCGCGCCTGTAAAAAGTGCGGGACGGTCAGTAAAAAGAAGAAGTGCCCCATTTGCGGATGCGGGCTGTTTGACAAATTGTGACCACCCCCTCCCTCACCCCATACGACAGGCGGCATCTGGATGGTGTCGCCTGAAACTGTGTGGTGAATCACGGTAGCAACCCCCAACCCGCGCCCGTCCGGTTCGTAGGCGGGCCATATTTTATGAGCAAACACAAATTTGAGGCCGGACAGTTGGTGCTTGCACGCTACAACGTGGGTGGTGGCCCAAAATGGTCTTTGCAGCATTTTAGCCATGTTAACAGCGGAGACTATCCATTTAATACTATAACTGGGTATTCTTTTTCTCAATGCATCCCCTACACCACCGAAACAGCGCACCTAATCGGCACCAGCGACCCCTACGAGCCGCCCAAACCTCCGCATGAGTACAAGTGGGGCGACAAGGTGGAGGTTAATTTTTACGGTGATTGGGGTATCGCTTTGTATATTGCTCCCACCACAGACCGCGAAAAACATTGGTGCAGCACGAAAAAACGCCCATGCCACATGACCGCTTTTAAAATCAGTGAAATTCGCCCCATGGAGCCGTCCCATGACTGACATCACCGTTACCCCGCTGGCCCGCAGTCGCAACCTGACCATCATCGCCGTGCGCCATCCCGAAGATTTCCGGCTGACCCCTGAAAACTGCGGGGCTATGGCGATTTTCGCGGAACGACTACGAACGCTGGACAAGCAAGACGCGCGGCTCAGAGCCGAGCGCGAAACCGCTGCAACGACATAACCGCCGCCCACTGAGGCGGCTTTTTATTTCTGGAGGTATGATGTTTAATTCAGCCTTTTACCCAACGCCCGCAGATGTTGCCGCGCAGATGTTGGATGGCATTGATCTGGACGGCAGAACCATCCTTGAACCGAGCGCAGGAAAAGGCGATCTGTGCGATGCCATAATCAATAAGCATTTTTGGCGTTGCCCTGAAACGGCTCGTCACAAAATGCACTGCTGTGAGATTGAACCTGAACTTCAAGCTACCCTGCGCGGTAAGGGTTATACCCTGGTCGGCACCGACTTTCTGAATTTCCAGCCCAACGCCCGCTATAACCTGATCGTTATGAACCCGCCGTTTCGGAACGGCGAGAAACACCTGCTCCATGCCTGGGACATTCTGTATGAGGGCGATCTTGTCTGCCTGCTCAATGCGGACTCCATGCGGAACGCGCAGGTTGAGCGCATTGTCGAACAGTACGGCGCGGTGATTGAGCTTGGCCGCTGTTTTGAAAATGCTTTCCGAGAAACGTCCGTCAATGTCGCAATGGTGCGGCTGCACAAAAAAGCGAAACCCATTGAGTTTGAAGTTTTTGGCGGCACGGAGGATCAGGACAAGGCTTCTTTTTCCGATGGTGGGTTTTCAAGCCAGGTAGCTGCCCGTGACACCATAGGCAATCTCGTCACGATGTTTGACCGAGCGCGGGAGATATACGCCCGCATGCTTCCCTTGGCTGCGGAACTAAAATTTTACGCAGAGCAGCTTGCGCCAAAGCATGATGTGCAGTGGCACAAAGCGGCACAGGAGTCCGTGTTCACCGCAGAGCAGGATGCGGCATACAATTCCTTTGTTGACTCACTTAAAACGGACGCATGGCAAAAGGTCTTTGAGATGACAGGGGCGCGGAACCTTATGAGCGCCAAGGTCAAGGCCGACTTCGACAAGCAAAAGGCTGAAATGCTGCGCATGGCCTTTTCAAAAGAAAACATCTCCGGGGCTGTATTTGCGTTGCTTGAAAATGGGCCGGAGATTTTGCGCCGCTGCGTCCTTGAAGCTTTTGAGTTGATGACCAGCTTTGACAAGAAAAACAAAATCCACGCCGAAGGCTGGAAGACCAACGACGCCTGGAGGGTTAACCGCAAGGTGATCGTGCCTGTAGCGGTGTACGAAAGCTTTAGCTTTTGGGAAACGCGAGGCTTTGTCGGTTATCAGTATCAGGACAAGCTGGACGATATTGACCGCGCCATGGCGTATCTCGAAGGCCGCAAACTTGAGGACGTACTGACGATACGGCAGGCGCTCAAAGACTTCGCCAACCCCTTGAAGCCGGGGGCAAGGGACACCTCTGAATATTCTCGTGACAGAACAACCAACCCAGAATGGACGGGACAGAAATTCTGTTCCGAATATTTTGAGCTTGTCGGCTACAAAAAAGGCACCCTACACATGACCTTTCGCGATAGTTCTCTCTGGGAGCGCTTCAATATTGAGGCAGCCAAGGGCAAAAACTGGCTGCCCGACGACTATAAGGCGCGGGAGAAAGAAAACCGGACGCGCAACAGAAATGCGGATAAGTTCGGCTTGCCGCTGGCGATATAATTTCTCAGCCATACATCCTCTCAGGTGGGCCGCGCATACCGACAACGCGGGGAGTTTTTATGAGCAAGCAAGGACACAAAAAATTACCATCGGACACTCTGACCGTCATATTTCGTGACGACTCCCCGATGATTCATTGCGGAGATTCTCCGAGCTACAGAACGGTAAGAATCAAGCTTACTGACGAACAACGCGAAGCCCTGGCATTAAAATATTCGTTCTCCCAAGGCAATAACCATTTTTGGGAAGATATCAGCCGCGCAATTATTGAGCCTGAAGAAATGGAGGCCCGCCATGAGTGACACAACCACGATCACGCCGGAAGAGCGGCTTGAAAGGCTGGTTAAGATCGCCAAGGAAGCCCTGTCTAATTACAAGAGCGCCAAGAAAGCCACACAGCCGCGTGATGGGGAAACCATAAAATCCTCCCGCCTTCGTGGTGCAACGGCAAATGAAAAATTTAGGCAGCACTCACGGTATATGCACGAGCTGCACTGCTTAGCTGTTGAGCTTGGCCTGTGCGATCCGCAGCCTGAGAGGTACGGAGAGCGCCGCCTCTCGTTGGGATTTGGTCGTGAAGTGCGCGAAATTTGGCGAGAACCGGAGGGGTACAAAAATGGATAACACTATCACGGGTTTTGCCCATCTTGATAAAATTGCAGACGAAATAGGCGACGAGGCAGGCACTTGTGATGCAGACTATGCTTTTCAGAAAGCCGCAGCGCTGATGATATATAATTTGCGCACCGCCCTGGAAGCCGCCGAAAAAGCCCTGCTCAAAGAAGAAGTTTACAGCGAAGAGCTTGAGTCACAGTTGCAGCACGCCAGAGAGGAAAATGAGCGGCTGCGGGCGGAACGGGGTTGGCTGGCTGAAAATGCCGCAGACCGTCCGTGTGCTTACGATAGCTGCCCGTTCGGGCTGCACCGCCCCACCGGGCCAGATGATGATGACTGCGATAAAACGCACGCCCAATGCTGGCAAGAAGCCGCCCGCTGCGCCGTGGCGGCGAGGGGTAGGACGTGAAACAGACAATCGAAGGAGCACCAGCCATGCCCGAACTGAAGCCGTGCCCATTCTGCGGTGCACAGCCCACACTCAGGGAAAATATTTATTATGGTAGCGGCGAATATCTTGCATCCATTAATTGCCCCTGCATTAATGGCGATGTTGCCGAATCGTATTTCCTCCGGTCAGGAGAAACACAAAAACAGGCAACCAATAAAAGCATCGCAGCATGGAATACGCGTACCGAACCCCTGCCCCGCGCCCTGACGTGGACCACGGATCCGCCGAAGGTGCCGGGATGGTACTGGTGGCGGGACGTGTCTCACAAAGGCGAAGCGACAATTCAATACATGTCTCAATCCCAAGTTGAGCGCCTCAAGACCTATCCAGGCGAGGAATGGGCTGGCCCCATCCTCACACCGCTCGAATTGGAGGAATCATGACAACCACCATCCCCCATGCCATCCAGCACCGTGATACTCTGCTGGCGCTCACAGTTATGGACGCGGCACTGGGTATCCTCCTCAGAATTGGCAAGCCTGGAAGCAAACTCGCTACACGATGCGCCACAGTGCGCCGCTGGATCGACGAATGTTCCCCGGCACTGAAGGTCAAGCGCCTGTCATCCGGCGCACAACGTGACCTCGACGCAGCGTGTGAATCCCTGGCCGCGCACATGATGACCGAAGGAACCGGGCCGGAGTTGTTGCAAAGTTGGTCGGCGCAGTATTGGACAGGCTTCACGATGTTTCTTGACGCCCGGCGGCGCTGCGCAGATTTCACCATCGGGAAGCCCTGGGGCTGGCTTGAACGCACGGGATGGTCGTTGGGCTACCTGCTGATGGAAATAGTTCCCGGCTGCGATGTGGCCGGGACGGATATATTTTTGGATCTAGCGTGATGATGCCCGCCCCAGCAGCGGGACGGCCTTCAAAGGAGAGTGTATATGTATCAAGAAAGACAGGAGCGCCTGATCCGGGCGCCTGAATTCATGGAGCTTCTGGGTATAAAAAAATCAAAATTCTATGCAGCAAAAAAGGAAGGCAAAATCCCATCGCCAGTTTCTCTCACAAAAAGATCCAAGGCATGGCCTGCCTCCACAGTTGAGCGCGTGATTGAAGATATCAAATCCGGGCAACTTTCGCTTTGAGGGCGTCCAGATGATCAGCCCACGCTTGCAACATGCGCCGCCTCTCGTCCAGATAGGCGGCGCGGTTGTATGCCGCCCTCACCCTGTCTGCAGGTGCATGCGCAAGCTGTGCCTCGATAGCATCAGGATTCCAGCCAAGCTCGTTCAGAATTGTAGACGCCGCTGAGCGGAACCCATGCCCCACGATTTCCCCTTCTTTATAGCCCATAGTGCGCAGAGCATTATTAATCGTATTCTTTCCCATGGGGGTATCCTTGCGCCCACGGCAATATGAGGGAAAGACCAGTTCAAACTTCCCCGTCACGGGCCGTAACTGTGCCAGCACTTCCAAGGCTTGGCGTGACAGCGGGACAAGATGTTCACGCTGCATCTTCATTCGCTCAGATGGGATCCGCCACACACCGCCCTCAAAATCCACTTCTGCCCACCTCATACCCCTTATTTCTTGCGTCCGGCACATGCACAGCAAAAGCAACTGCATCGCGCATCGAGTTGTGATCATCCCGTCATATGTATCAATTTTTACAGCCAACTCCCCTACTTTTACCGGGTCTGTGATCGCGGGCATTCTGGCTTCCTTGAAAGGGGCCAAGGCACCACGCAGATCACGGCAAGGGTCAGACTGTACATAGTCACAAGCCACCGCAAACCGAAAAATACGGCTGACCAGTCCATGTAGGGCGTGCGCTGTATATGGTGAGATGGAAAATTCAATCTGCCGACAAAAGGAAAGTACAACTCCTGGGCTGACGTCAGCAATGGGCATACTGCCAAAAGATGGATAAATTTTTTCAGTAAGGCGGGACTTTGTCTTGGCTGTATGCGCGTCTGTCCACAAACCAAGTTGTTTCTGAAACCATTCTTCTGCCACGCTCTGAAATGATAATACAGCCTGAGGTGCAGGAGACCGCTTAGCAGCTGATGGATCAACCCCATTACGCAAAAGCTCCCTGGCCGCCTGAGCAGCTTCACGGGCCTCTTTCAGTGAAACGGATGGATAAACTCCAAGGCTTATGCGCTTTTCCTTGCTATCGAACTGATATTTAAAACGCCACCATTTGCCACCTTTTGGAGACACTTCCAAATATAGCCCACGTCCATCGGTATAGCGCCGAATCTTGCCTTCTGGCTGGATCGCCTTGATTTGTTTCTCTGTCATCGCCAT